AGGCGAAATGAAATCACGACTCATTGTCATCGACACGGAGACGGGGGGCTTTGACCCCTCGAAGAATGCGCTTCTGAGCGTGGCGGCGGTGGATTCTATGGATAACGAGGCGTTTACTGCGATTATCAGGCCAAACCCTGAGTGGCTTTGCGAGCCGGATGCGCTGGCAAAGAATGGCTTTACCCTTGATTTTCTGGAAAAAAACGGGCGGCCGGAGCTGGATGTGATGCAGGATCTGGCCCTCTGGCTGGGTGAGCGGCGCTACTCGGTGCTGGCTGGCTGCAATGTGGCGTTTGACCGCGACTTTCTGCGGGCGGCATTTGCGCGGAATGAACTGACTTGGCCGATGGGCAAGATGGTGGACCTGCAAGCGACGGCGTGGCTCGCCTACGAGGTGGGGGCGCTGAACCTGCCGGTGGGCAAGGATGGGCAGCCTCGGCTGAATCTGGACCATATCGCGGCGTCGCTGGGCTTCTCCCGCTCGGGCAAGACGCACAATGCGCTGGAAGATGCGCTAATGACGCTGGCGTGCTTCCACCGGCTGCGTCGGCGCGTGGAGATGGCACCGGAGACCATCACAGCATGAGAGAAATACCCTACGACGAGTTTCGGGTTCTGGTCGGAGACAATGGTTCAATGAGAGCCCTGCATAACTCCGATGCACGAGTGGGCGGAATTTCCATGCGGCAGGCGCTGCAAATGTCGGCGGCCTGCGACCGGTGGCTGGCCAGTCGGGGGCTCCGGACGGGGGGCGCTTGGGGAGAAAATAGAATGCAATTTGGAAAGAAAATATAAGTATGTCAAACTGGATAAAAATGCGCAGCAACCTTTGGGATGATCCTCGGATCGCCAAGATTTGCGACATGACAAACAAGCCCGAGCGCGAGGTCATTGGCGGGCTGTATTGGATATGGTCAATGGCCGACGATCAGAGCACGGATGGACGCCTTGAAGGACTCTCCCTTGGAGCTATCGACCGCAAGACGGGCTTGAAAGGACTTGGAGCCGCCTTGGTAAAAATCGGTTGGATTTTGGAAAGTGAAGACGGCGTGGAGATTGCACGCTTCGATGAGCACAATGGAGCGTCTGCAAAGAGAAGGTCCACCGAGGCAAAGCGTATGCAGTTTGTTCGCAAGCCGAAGGATTCCTGTTCGCAACCGATGCGAACGGAAAGCGAACACCATGCGAAGCTAGATAAGAATAGAATAGATAATACCCCTATAGTCCCCTCGGGGGACATGGAGTTGGTCATGGAATGCGAACCAACACCAGAAACGACGCATCCTGCCCTGACCCGTTTCCGAAACCTCTTCAACCTTCGAGACTCGACACCTCTTGACTCCTCCTCCTCCCGTGCTTGGGAGAAAAATAAAAAGGCGGCGGCGGCCGTGAGCGAAGAGGATTGGCGCTACCTCGAATGGGCCTATCGCCAAAAAGAAGGCGCGGCCGCGCAGTTTCGCCGCAAGGACTTAGCTACGCTTTTGAATAATATTCTCACCGAGGTGAGCCGGGCGCGGGATTGGGCAGGGCGCAGCGGGGTGAGCGTGAGCGGTTCGGCTCCTGCATCCATGGAACCGCACGGCTGGCAAGACCTTGTGACCTCTGAATTTCCCGAATGCAACCTCTCCACCTGGGCACTTCTCCCCGATTCCATGAAAGCATGGGTTCGTGAAAAACAATCCGCAGCATAAAAACAAAAAAACCAACATGATAATCGAAACACTTCAATTAAAATCCACCGAATCCGGTGAAATCTGCATTGTCACTCGGCACTACGAAGAAGCCAAAAACGACTTTCTGCAATGGCAGGTAGGCGTCTATGAGAGCCGTCCTATCGAAGACCCTATCTATGGTCTTATGACTCATCCGGATGGATCGCCTGTCCTGAGCGAGGACGGGGCGCAGCTCTTTCGCCTCCTCGGACATGAGGTGAATCCTGCCGTGTGCTGCAAGGTATTCCATCTCCTTGGGTTTGGTGCAAATCTTAAAAAAGCCCGCGCTATGGCTGCGGAGAAACTCCCTGCCGTAAAATGAAAAACATCCTTCCCGAAAATCAAATCGCCGAAAAAGCCGTGGTCGGCGCGGCGATCACCGATGGGCGCACGGCGGATAGTGTGCTGGAGGCGCTGTCGCCCGAGCAGTTTGTGTTGCCAGCGCATCAGACGATCATGGGTATCGTCGCCACCATGCGGCAGGCTGCCCGGCCGGTGGACCTCATTCTGGTGACGACTGAGCTGGAGAAGGCAGGCCAGCTTGATGAGTGCGGCGGCTATGCCTATGTCACTGATCTGGTGCAGGAACTCTCCATCACGATGAATTGGCGGCACTACGCTGCCGAGGTGCTGGATGTCTGGAAACGCCGTGCCATGCGCCAAGCTGCCCTCGCCATGGCCGAGGCGGCAAACGACTATGCGCTCACCACAGAGGATGCCCAAGAACGCTGCGAGCAGGCGCTGTATGCCCTCCGCGACCACTCGACAAGGGAAAACCCTGTCTCGCACTGCAAAAACGCCGTGCTGGCCGCCGTGGAGCATATCGAGAAGGTGTATCACACCCGAGGCGAGACCGTCGGCCTGGAGACCGGCATCCATGATCTGGACCGCTCGACTGGTGGATTCCTCGGCGGGCAGATGATCGTCATCGCTGCTCGCCCTGCCTGTGGCAAATCGGCGCTTGGCATGCAGATAGCCCTCCACGCGGCCATGCAGAATGCCGTGCCGACGCTGGTCTTTTCGGTGGAAATGCCCAGCTCGGAGCTGATGATTCGAGCGATCTGCTCCGAGGCAGGCTTGGACCTCCAGCGCTCACGCGACGGTTTTTTTGACGGGCGAGCCCTGGGGAATGTTTCGAGCGCAGCCACCCGGCTGGTGCAGAGCAAGCTCTACCTCGACGACACGCCGGGACTCACCGTGGCGCAATTCCGCAGCCGGGCTCGGCGGGCCAAGTCGCAGCACGGCCTCGGCCTCATCGTGGTCGATTACCTGCAATTCATGCACGGCAGCTCGAAGCGGGCAGGAGAGAGCCGGGCGCTGGAAGTGAGCGAGATTTCCAAGGCGCTCAAGACCACGGCCAAGGAGCTGAACATCCCCATCATCGCCCTGGCGCAGCTGAACCGCGACGCCGACGAAGGCTCCCAACCCAAGCTCTCAAACCTCCGCGAATCCGGCAGCATCGAGCAAGACGCCGATACTGTTCTCTTAATTCACAGGTTGGACAAAGTTAAGAAAAAATCCGTAGACTCCGAAGAAAAACCACTAGATCACAACACCTTGCTCATCCTTGCAAAACAAAGAAACGGCCCGACGCCGGAGATAAAAATGAACTTCATCGGCCAGCACACGCTTTTTAAAAATGTGACCGAGAAGGCTTACAGCAACAACCAGAACGAAAGACAGAAATGAATTTTCCCCAGAAAAACAACAAACACATAAATAAATACATGAAAATAGAACAATACGCAATTAACGAAATAATTGATCCGGAAACAGCGCAAATATATTTAAATAAATCTGATGGGAATAAAGGAAGGTATAAAAGAAAATTTATTCCAAATTCAGTAAAAGACTACAAAGAAAATATGCTCAATGGTGAATGGGTTTTAACTCACCAAGGTATAGCTTTTGATTGCAACGACAAACTTGTTGACGGCCATAACCGCCTGCAAGCGGTAATAGAAACTGGTGTAACTATCCGCATGCAAGTCACAAGAAACCTTTCTGATGATGCTGTAAAATACCTTGATAGAGGAAGAAATAGAACAAATTCAGATAGATTGCAAATTTCAAAACGGCAAGCCGAAGCCTTGCGATTTGCTGCAAAGCATGCGTTTAAAACAAACCCACCAACAGTAAGCCAGTTGCAACAAATAAATAATTCTGAATTTGGGAGCACTTTAGAAGAACTGATTCTTGGTTCTCCAACACATAAAAAAACAATTACATCATCTCCTTTAATCTGCGGTGTAGCATATTGCGATATGATAAACAAAGACACTGATTATGCAAGGTATCAATTTTTGTCTATTTACCATCAAGATTACGATAAGATGACATCAATTGTAAAAGCTTTTAACAAACAAATTCTTGTGGATTTTGTAAGTGCTACGAATCACGATGACCTGTTTGCGCGTTGCATG